CGTCGTTGCTACAATAAATCCTAAGATCATTAAAAAATATAGGAATATATAAATGAAATTAACTCTAAAACAGAAATTACAAGTAATTAAGAATGTTTTAGTTGAAGTACCTGTAGAGGTACTTCAATTTATCGTAGTACCTTTTGCTTTACTAGGATGTAAGAAAGAATCAGAGAATCTCCCTAAATGGGCTAGTTGGTTTGATGATCCTGATTATGGGATCAATGGAGATGATGGTTGGAGAAATGAGCATTTCCCTAATGGAAAAAATAGAACCTATTGGGCTAGGTTAAACTGGCTCTATAGGAATAGGATAGGTAACTTCTCAGCTAAGTATCTAGGAGTGAAAGTAGAAGACATAGATGCTAATAGTGTTAAAACTGTTGGAGATGTCTTTGCCACTTATAACAAAGGACAAAAGAATACAGAGTGCTTAGTTACTTGCAAAATGAAAGACGGTAAAGAGAGATTTGGTTACTACAAAGAGATTAGATACGGTAAATCTAAATGGTATTGCAGAATCTATTTAGGTTGGAAATTAATGGATGTTATAGGTATGAGAGAAGATAACAAGCAAACGTATATGGAAAGAGACGATAAGAAGATACTCCAATCTGTATGGGCAATTAATCCATTTAAAAGGATTAAACAATGAAAGCATCTACTAAAACGTTTGTTATCCTAGCTTCTTCTTTCTTATTGTTTGTACTCATATATAGTTTTATAACACAAGGATAAGCTATGTGGTGGAGTACTTTATTACCTAGCTTGATGAAGTTTAAAGAAGTTTTACTTGTTCTATTTTCTGTTACTTGTTTTACTTTAGGTGGAGGCTATATCTTTACGAAAGCTACAGATAACTTTACTTCTGCTTTAGATAAAAAGACAGAGGAAATAATATCTTTAAAACTAAAAAACGTAGTTCTTCAAAGTTCTTTAGATGAGTGTAAAAAAGCTGTAAATGATCAGAATACTAAGATTAAAGAGCTAGAAGTTACTCAACCCGATTTTGAAAAGATTAAGGCAGAGTTAGAAAAGAAATACAAGAAGAGGAATATCCCAACTAAAGACGCTAATTGTGAGCAGAAAGTAAAGTATTATGAAGAAAGAGCATATGAATCAAGTAAAAACTAGTTTATTTCTTATTCTTGTTCTCTTTTGTTTAGTTGGGTGTAGTAGTAAAGAACCTGAAATTGTAGTTCGTACAAAATATCAAGAAAAGAAAGTACCTATTAGGTGTATTAATCAAATGCCTGTAAAACCTATTTGGGATACTAATAATCCTAGCTATAGCTATGACCTCTTACTTAAATACTATGAGCTAGTTGAGAAGTTACTTGAGAAATGTACTAAACATGGGGAGAATATTAATGACAAGTGATAAGTTCTGGGAAGAGCTTCTTAAATGGAGTATACCTATTTATGTCCTTGTTCTTTCTGTTTGGGCTGGAACAGTAAGTACTATACGTAGAGTAAGGAAAGGAGAAATCCCTTTCTTTAGTTTACGAGAATGGATAGGTGATGTAGCTATAAGTGGTTTTATAGGTGTAATAACTTATTTTTTATGTAAATATGCTGGAATAAATGAATATCTATCTGCTTTCTTTGTATCCATTTCTGCACATATGGGAGCTAGAGCAATATCAATATTTGAGAAACTATGGGTAGAGAAACTAGTTCAAATTACAGGAGTAAAAATAGATAGAGAATTAGGTATAGATACATCTAAACAAAATCCTTCAAGCTCTTATCATGAAGAAGACTATAAAGGTTATTTTGATGAAAGAGAAGAAGATAGAGATAGGTATGAAAACAGAAATCAAGAGCAATCTACATTTGCAGATAGATACCCTAGAAGAAATTATGAAAAGGATTTATAATGGTTTTAACTATAAAACGGTTTAAAAATATTGAGGATGGAACTATAGGAGAGTTTGCTCTAGTAGATCAGTATCGTATCCTTATGCAAGGAAATACTTTAGAAGCTGCTGGACCAGATACTATAGAGCCTAACAAGGATAGACGAATACCTAAGGGAGAGTATCAAGTCTTATGGTATGATTCCCCTAGAATGAAAGAAAGACTTCCACTACTTTACAATGAACTTGTTCCTAAATCTAGAGCTATTTTAATTCATAGAGGAAACTTTCCTAAAGATACTGAAGGATGTATTCTACTAGGTGATGGTTATGATGATAAAGGTGTTTATAATAGCAAAAATACTATGAATAGATTTATGGGCTTTGTTAAAGATAGAGAGTTTACTGTAGTAATTAAGGACGCTATATGAACGCTTATCAAGACAGAACATTCATTATAGGTAGTAACCACGATATGGTTATTAAATACTATGATGAAAAAGGCAAGAGTATAGACCTAAGTAAGTATGAGACTAGCTATATTTCTTTTAAGAATTTAATCAACAATCAGATCCATATAATAAGAAATATAGCTTCACTATTACAAGCAGATAAAGGGATACTTACTATTCACATAGACTCAGAGTCGTTTCCAAGTCCTTCAGATAGGTTCTTTGAAACTAATAGCAACGATTCTTATGGCTTTGGAGTACCTTATCATGCTTTTGCTATATGTTTAGAAAATAGGTCTACAGGGATTAAAGAAGTTGTTTTCAGAGGTAAAGCAACTTTCGTGAAAGCCGAGTATGATGGAAATAGTGAATGGCAAGCTACAGAGCCTCCGTTAGATATACATCTAACCGAATTAGAACAAATTATAGTTAGAATAAACGAAAATACTGCAGATATAATTTCTACTAGAAATTTAATAGGAACTTTAAATAATCAAGTAAAAGGTTTAAGATCGGCTTTTGATGAATTACAAGATAGATTTAATGACGTTTTGCAACAGATAAATCTAATGAATCGTTTAAATGTTCAAGTAATTTCTAAAGTAGAACGTTATGAAAATAACAATGATGAAGAGCGTTTAGTTACACCTACTCTTATGACAGGGGAACAAGCTTTATCTATTACTCCATTAGATGATGGTATATCTAGAGTAGAGTTTATGGGTACTGGAAGTGATGGTACATCTCTTACTTCTTTTACAATTCCTGCAAAAAGAGCTTCTGTAGTTCTCTACTTTAAACAACCTCATATTTTACAAGTATAAAGGAATTAAATGGAAAGACGTGTATACGCAACTCCAGATTATCTTGAAGTGAGACCTTTAGGAAGTTGTGGTATAGGCGGAAGTGATACTGTACCTATTCCACCTAACCTGTTAGATAACGCTCAAGTAGAAGCATTAAAACAAGACTTACTAGGAGTACTGTCTGGTTCTATTGCAGATATTAACTCAAGAATGGAAAGATTGAGAAATAGACTAGATGAAAACGATATAACCGACCTAGATTTAAAACGAATACTCGATTTAACTAATGCAGATATAAAGACTCTTAGATTAAAAGTTGAGAGTATAAAAGGTGATGGTAAAGCTAGTGGAACTAATGATCTAATAGCAGTAACTACAGACGATGCTGCCTTAGCTCAAGCTATACAACAGATTAATTCAAAATTTAAAGATATGGTAGCTAGTTATAATGCTATAGTTCAGTCGTATACTTCAGCAGACCAAGCTTTATCTCAAAAGCTAGATCAAGTAAAAGCAGAAATAAGCGGCAGTGATAATTCTGCTAAGATAGCTAAAGATGTTCTAGCTCAAATTAATAATAAGTATGCTTTAGCTTCAGATGTAGTCCTTATGAAAGCAAAATTTGATGATGTAAATACTGTCCTAAAAGAAGCTAAGCAAATAGCCTCATCTGCTCAAGGTAGTATTGCTTTATTTCAAAGAACGATATCTCAAACTGTAGGAGATTATGTAGCTACATATACGCAAGGACTTCAGTCAGAAATTACTAGAGCTAATAACGGTATAACGGATATAAAAAGAAATTATACGAATATAATGACTGATAGTAACGGTAATATAGTTGGATATAAATTTGGAGAAAATGGATCAAGAAGAGATTTTGAGATAAATGCAGATAACTTTAAAATATCTAATTCAAGTAGAAGTCTAACCCCTTTTGAGATACAGGGAAATAAAATTAGATTTACCGGTAACGTTGAGTTAGATCAGTTTAAACAACTTAATACGGTTATAAAAATTGAGAGGTATGAAAATAATAGTGTAAGTCCTAAGACGATTCAGGCTAACTTTGCACACAATACTCAAGCTTGTATAGCTTTAATTCCTGATGCGCCTAAGCCTGTAGTATTTTTAGGTCATAACAGCTATGGACATTATGCCTCTTCAACTGCTATACCTGCCAATTCCTCTGCACTGTTTCTGTACTTAAACCAAGAAGCAGTGCTTACTAGATAGGAGAAGTTATGTATTATTTTCTAGATGAAAACAAAGTTATTATAGGGATAGGAATAGAACCTCACTCTATATATGAAAGTATTAGTTTTGAAACTTTACCCAATGATATAGAAAATCCTATGGGATATACTTACATAAATGGAGTATTCGAAAAAAGTAACGAATTGCTTGAAATGGAAAGAGTTCGAGCTATACAAGAAAAAGAATCAGAAAGAGAAAAACGTTTAAACTCTTTAACTGTAAGTGTTGGAGATAAGACTTTTATTTCAGACGAAATTACTCAAAATAGAATACTAAGAGCTTTACAGGTTTTAGGAAAGACAGAGTCTATAAAGATGAATCTAGCGAACGGTTCAGTAGCGTCTGTTAGTTACAGCGAATTACAGCAGGTTTTAAAACTAATGGTTTTAAAAACTTCTGAAATACTTACTGGAGATTTTGATGGAAAATAAATTAGATAAAGTAAAGATTCTTACTGCTTTAAAAGCTGACTTTAAAGCTGCTAAAGAACTTAGAAGCGAGTTAGATGCTAAAATCCATAAATGGAAAAGAGAGTACAATGCCGAGCCTTATGGAAATGAGGTAGAAGGTAGATCTACTTTAGTTAGCAGAGATATTAAAAAACAATCCGAATGGCTTCTACCCGGACTCCTAGAGCCATTTGTTTCTACTCCGGATATTATAAAAGCAAGTCCAGCTACTCCTGAAGATGCTGAAGCTGCTCCTAAAATTGAAGTATTACTTAATACTCAGTTTTGTAGACAGTTTAACAGATATAACTTTATGACTAAAGCTTTAAAGGTACTAGATCAAGAAGGTACTGTAGTCGTACGCACAGGATGGGAAATAGAAGAAAAAGAAGTAGAGGTTATAGAAGAACGAGAAGTACCTAATCCAGAGTTACAACAAGTATTAAGTTTAGTTCAGCAAGGAAGACTTGATCCTAACGTCTTACAACAAGTACCTCAAACTATAAAAGAGAAAGTGAAAGTTATCCGTAAAAAAGCTATTAAAAATCATCCTACGGCTATGGTATGTAGAAACGAAGATGTTTTTATAGACCCTACGTGCCAAGATAATATGGATAACTGTCAATTCGTTATTTACAGATACGAAAGTGATATGACTACTCTTAAAAAAGCAGGTATTTATAAAAACTTAGAACTCATAGATCTAAAAGATGCTACAAATGTAGATTACATAACTCCAGATACTACTAATTTCAAGTTTCAAGATAACCCAAGAAAAAAGATATTGGTCTATGAATATTGGGGAAACTATGACGTAAATAACGATGGATTAGCTGAACCTATAGTATGTACGTGGGTAGATGATGTAATTATTAGATTACAAGATAACCCTTTTCCTGATAAGAAACCTCCGTTTATAATTATACCTTTTAGTTTTACTCCTTTTAGTCTTTACGGTGAACCTAATGCAGAGCTTTTGAGTGATGTTCAAAAGATAAAGACGGCTATATATCGAGGCTTTATAGATAATATGGCTTTATCTAATAACGGTCAAAAAGGTATTCGTAAAGGGTCGTTAGATTATTCTAATAAAAAAAGATTTCTAAGTGGGCAGAATTTCGAGTTTAATGGAACTCCTAATGATTTTTACGACGGTAGATTTAACGAACTTCCGGGAAGTATCTTTAATGTTCTTACATTAATGAATAATGAAGCTGAAAGTATAACCGGAGTAGCTAGCTTTAATACAGGTCTTAATGGAAATAGTTTAGGAAGTACTGCTACTTCCATTAGAGGTGCTATAGATTCTGCAACTAACAGAAGGCTCAACTTAGTTAGAAATATTTCTGAAAATCTAGTTAAACCATTACTTCGTAAATGGTTAGCATATGATGCAGAGTTCTTAGACGAAGAGGCTCAATTTAGAATAACTAATGACGAATTTGTATATCTTAAAAAAGATGATTTAGGAGCTAATATAGATATAGATCTTACCATATCTACTTCAGACGACAACCAAGCTAAAGCTCAAGAGTTAGCCTATATGCTTCAAACTATAGGACCTAGCGAAGATCCCGGTATTAGAAAAATTATAATGACTGAGATAGCTAGGTTGTACCGTATGCCTCAACTAGCTTATATGATTAATACGTATCAGCCTCAACCAGATCCTGTAGCAGAACAAATGAGACAATTACAAGTTGCTATGCTTCAGGCTCAAGTAAATAACGAACAATCTAAAGCGGATGAAAATAGCGTAGATAAAGAACTTAAAGGAGCTAAGGTTCAAACTGAGCTTGCTAAAGCTAAGAATATAAACTCTGCGGCTGATAAGACTGATTTAGATTATATTCAGCAGTATGCTGGAGTTCAGCAAAAAGCCGAGTTACAAAAACAGCAATTAAAAAATCAATTTGATATAGATAGAGAAACGTTGAAGTTGTTACAAGGTAATACACAACGTTATTTATA